CTTAATTTCGCTGTTCTTCTGTGCTTTAGCCAAAGGCGAGACGTATTCTATTACAAGATTTTCCTGTCCCTGCAAAGATACCGGCAAGGGTTTGATAGCTCCCCTCTCCTGCAAAATTAGGAAAGTGCGCTTGATTATCTGGCTGAACATATCGGTTAATCTACCGAGCATTGGTCCGAGTAGTAACATTCTTTCCTGCTCTCTTGACAATACCTCGGTTGCCGTCATCTTCGGGTCACGCTGTGCCAGGGCCAGGAACAAGTCAACGAATAACGCTCTTTGTATCTTGAGCTCAACCCTGTCTATAAGTTCTAACCCAAGAGGGACGTTGCCACCTGTCTGAATTGGACGTATCTTATCGTCAACGCCGGGAGTGCCGGGATTGCGGTAGTTAATAGCCATAGGATTGAGATTAAGCGGAGAATTGAACCCATCCGAGGGAACGTCAAGCGGAGGATCAACGAGCTTCATAGCAGCTTTCAGATTGGTCTTTACCATCTGGTTGACCATCTTTGTGTCCGAGAAGCACTCCATCATCGGACTTGTGAAATACGTCTCGCCGCTTTCTTTATTTGCCCCGGCTATCATATAGGGGAATGACTTGTATCCGCTTTCAGATAGCCTCTTTTTCGTGTCCTTCTCAATATACACAGACATAAAGGGCATATTGAGAGAGTCTTTCTTTCCCGGATGGTAGTCATATCTAGGCTCAACACAATGGAGTATTTTCACCTTCTCTTCGAGTTTGTTTTTGCCGTATTTGTCTATGACCTCTTTCGAGCAACTCTCCCCCCACTTTCGATAGCATTGACGGACCGTAAACTCAAACTCCCTATATACCGTGTCGATGACTTCTCTTTCGTCCTGGTCTATGAAGATTTCTTTTATCGGGCGGGTATAGAAGCGAACATAATCCTGCACATCTTCTTCAAGAAATATAGAGCACATCCCCACGGAGCCGAAATCAAGATACCCTTCGTGTATTGCAAAGTTAAAGTTTGAGCTGTTTAGAACATCGTAAATGGTATCTTCACAGTCCTTTAGCCATACTTTAACATCCTTATCGTCCATCAAATCCCTGTCCTCGGTGCGAAGATTGAACCACTTAGCCGAGGGGTTGGTAAGGTATCCGGCTAGACCAGCGGCAAATATACGGAGAGCCTCGATAGCCGATGAGTCGTAAACGTCAACTGGCAGCCTATCGCCCTCTTGTTTCGACCGCGTAACATAAGCCTTACGAGCTATGCAGTAATACAAAACGTCCTGCCAATAGCTCTCGAAGTTCTGCCGTATAGAACGTAGTCTGTCGGCCCTTGCCAATAACTCTTTTATGTTTGCTTTAGCCATATTTATCCTAGCGTGGTCTTTTTGGTAGTATCACCTGCGCCCAAAAGCGTAGGCGCGGCAGAGCCATATGTCTCTGTGCCTGTAAGGGTGCTAAGAAGTGTTTTTGATTTCTTGCGGATGCGCGCTTTTTCGACCTCTGTGGCTTCGGCCCCTGTTGGTGCGCTTACCGCAGAGGATGGAGTAGCAGAAGCAGAAGACGAGCCTTTATCCCCTCCTGACATAGCGACAGCTCCTGCCGTAGCGGCTCCACCTAACAACACCGCAGTCCCCAACCATCCAGCAAGCACCCCTGTTTCAACCCCCATGTTTGCACTCCTTTTTGAGTATTATGTAGCACTCCTTAAACCCTAATTTCTTACAGACTATCGTTGCTCCCCTATTCTCGAAAGCATGGCAGGTTAGAAGTGTGTCAGTTAAAAACTTTAAGGCGTATTCAGATACCAATTTCCCTGCCCTTAAGGAATAGTCCATAGTGTTATCTATCGACTTCATAAGTTCATCGTCTTTGTAGGCATCGAGCGTCCAACAGTCATCAGTTTTGGTGAGATAGACGATTCCAGCCAATTTATTGGTTTTCTTATCGTAGCCTCGCCACGCCACGGTCTTGAACCTAATTAAGGCTTTCTTGGCATCCTCACGGGATAACTTCGTATATTTACATTTCATTACAAGGTCGAGGACGGTTTCGATGTCGTCTTTCATATCGAACGGCTCCAATCTCAAGACATCATCTTCGAGTATCATATAAGCACCGCTTCTTTGACGGGTTCAGGGGTTCTGCGTGAAGCAACCGGGGCAATAAACGCCTTCCCCTTGAAATACAAAGCCATCATCAGGGCATCAGCTCTATCTGGCGATTTAATACCGTCGGACTTCATTTCGTCCTTAGAAACTATTGCCTTTTGCCCGTTAGACCTATACTTAAACCGAATGGACAAGAGTTGCTCTTTGAGTATCGAGTCGTCTGTAATCTTTATCCGTTTGTTGTCAAGCATATCCTTGAGGTTAAAAAAACCTTCACTCCGAGCGTTTGAATATAAAGCGTTGGTAGATTTCTCTGCTCCGTTGAACGGCAATACTTTAATGGTCAATTCTTTGAGCCTATCGGTTACACCACCACCCACGCCGGTATCGTCAATCACAGTTACGTCTATTCCGAGCGTCTTTACTAGATCGACAACTTTCCCGACACATTCCATCGTGCTTTTGGCTTTCCATGTCTCTTGATGTATCTGCGCCCAATGAAACATTCCCCGGCTCTCAACTACTGAGAATACAGTCTCGTCTTCTCCGAAACGTGCCACATCAACGGCAAGTATCCGCTTCTTTGTTCCGTCCGATACGAAGCTATTAAGATGGGCCTTATCCACCGTATCAAACGAAAATACAAAGTCGTCACCTTGCTTTAATGGCTGGCCTAGCCATATATGCTCATAATCTTCCATGCTCCGAGCCTTGCAAATCTCAGCTTCGTCGATCATTTTTTGAGGACAGAATGGGTTATCGAGGTAGTCAATATGAATATGCAGGCAATCCGACCTGCCGTAGAAGAATTTATAAACCGGGTCATTTTCTACATTGCGGTTCATTGTCCAGAAAATCTTTGAGTTATTCTTTCGTATGGTAGGAATTATTACATCGAGGGTTTGCTTACTGATAGCTTGAGACTCATCGACCCATAGAATATCCACACCCTCTAAGCCTTTGATATTCGTTGCGCCTTGCTCTCGGAAGCCCCTAAAACGTATTGCGGACTGTGTTACCTTATGGTCTATCTTTGAAGCCGACACATCAAAGTTAAGGTTATATTTATTTATGAGGTCGGCAAATATCGTATAGACCGACTCTTCAATGGAATTTTGTGTTTCCCTACCACATACCACACGCAGACGCTTTTGCTCACATAGCCAGGATATAAGCCGAGCCACACTTTGAGACTTACCCGAAGCGCGCCCACCATCTATCAGGAAATACCGATAGTCATTTATCTGTGTGATAAGTGGTAATACTTTCGCTGGGATGTTTAATATTTCGGGAAGTTTAATCGCCAATCTTTACCTCAAGAAGTTTGCTGTCGATTTCTATGGAACCCATTACGGTTACTTTGCCGGAGTGCTCGTTCTCTACTTTTTGCGGCATCATTTTGCTGACAAGGGCAAGCGCAATTTCGACTTTCTTCGACTCGGATGTTTCTTTCGATACCAAAGCGTGTTTTAATATGGGTATGGATAAATCCCATAGCTTTTTCATCGCTATGGCCTTATCCCATCCGCCCCTTCCCGACCGCCCCTTTACGCCTGCCATTTTAGGATTTGCTTTCTTTTTCTATATCAAAGAGTTACGCATTATTTTAACCACAGCCTGACAGCCTTAATTCCCTATCTCTCGACAGTTGTCTTTCAAAATTGATAGCCGCTTCTGCGCTAAATTCTCCCCTGCCACGCAGGAAGTTTTCCATTCTTAGGTCAGGGTCTTCTCCATACTTAAAGCGGTTCTTGAGCACAGCGAAGGGATGACAAAAGTTTCCTTTGTGCTTCTGCTTTAGGTATGTATCGGCGTATCTCATAGTTCCCTTACCTTAAAGGACATTTTTTAGGTCATTTCAGGAATATATTTTATATTTCTGCGTCCATAGCGATGAGATAGTGCTTCCATAGCGAGGCCGGATAATTCAGCAGGATCGCGCGGCTTCTCCTTACGCCTTATGTGGCGCGCGGTATATCCGTTCTTTCCGTTTTCTCTCTCAAGGTAGTTTTCGAGCTCGCGGCAGGGTTCTTTGCAGGTACTCTTTGACTTGCAGGTATTACAAAACATAAAAGGCGACCTTCCCGCGGCGTAAACCGCTTTTAGATCGCCTCGTCGATATGCTCTTCTATGGCGTTATATGAGCCTTACCCAGAAAGGGTTATGGCTTAACTTCCTTGTAGTGTTTCTCTATTGGCCCTGACTTCGTTAGCTTCCCCTGGCTAAATTCCATTTTATCAAAACGGATGAAGTGCGCCGACATTATATCCCGTAGTAGGTCAGGGTTAAGTTTTTTGAACCTATCCGACATATTATCGAGATTACCGGCATCATCGTTCATTCTTCAATCCCTTCCTCGGCCTACCGGGCACTATCACGGCGCGCTTTCAGCATTCTTTTTCCTTTCGCTTGTGAGGTTTTCCATATGCGTTACGCACCATCTTCTTCTTCGCCATCACCCCGCCCTTCCGCAGGAACGCGTCTATCCGCTTCTCCTCGCTCTTAGTCAACGTCAACTCATGTCGTGCCGGCATACTCTCTTATCCTCCAATCTATAGACGATAACCGAAAGGATCACCGGGAAGAACAAGCCGATGATGAAGCCTAATATGAACCAGAGCATCTATCCTCCGCTTTCTTACGCTTCATCTCATTCCTCAACTGCTGTAAGGTTTTCCCCGAATTATTGATGTATTCTATTTCTTCGTCTGATAGGTTGTTACCGAATATGTCGTTCATAGCATCATCTCCTGTGTGTTTGCAATTCTTCTTTGGGCGATTTCAAAATAATTCTTGTCTATTTCTATGCCGATAAAGTTTCTGCCGAGTTCTTTACAGGCGACTCCTGTTGTGCCACTACCCATGAAGGGGTCGAGAATTGTTTGACCTCCCCAATCCTCAAGTAGTTTCTTGGTGAGTTCAGATGGTTTCTGTGTAGGGTGTTCTCGCTTGTCTTTACTATCCGTTATAAACCCCTGTTGCTTAAATACATATTTTTTTACGGGTTTACTAAATGTCGTGTATAACAACTCACAATCAGCAAATGGGTTTTGAAATGCTATGTCTCCTTTCTTATCCCACACTATCCAACATTTACTTGGTGGTAATAGATGAGCAAAATAGTTTCCACCAAATATAATGAGATTTTTTCCTATCCGCAACATCTCATCAAAACATTCCTTTGTAGGTATGTTATTATCCCAACCACCTACATATCGCCTATTGGTAGCACTCCCAAAGCCATTAGTTCCCTTACAAGCGTTCTTACCATACGGCGGGTCAGTCAACACAAGGTCTATTGACTTATCAGGTATCTTCTTCATTTCTACGAGGCAATCGCCGTGAATTAACTCAATCTTACTCATAAATCTCCTGATAGGATATGACCGTAGAGGTCTGTCATCTTCCCTCCAACATTCTGCTGAATATATTTCTTGCTTCTAACAATAGCCAACGGCTTATAATGATAGTAAGTGCTATTGCTTTGAATATTTCTTACCACCCACATTCTATTGATAGTGTTGTCATCGGCTATCCTTTCGCAGATATAAAATCTCTAATACGCAGGTATCGTAAATATACCCACTCATACCATAACAAATTACGGTGTCCTACGGTTTCGCCTTGAACCCATCCTACTTGCCATTTGCCATCAACCTTTAAGAACATTCTATTGTGCAATCTCATTATGTCCTTTCGCAGATATAGTGGGCTTATATTTTCTTATCACAATCTTTGCACCTATCGGAGTGAACCACATTGCCTATAATAAGTCCCATCAGAAAAGTCGCAATTCCCCACACAAAAGTTATGTTACTCACTCTCCACCTCGCTCTCGGACTTACAACTATCACAAGTTCCTCCCGCAAGGAATTGATTATGTTTATTACACCAATCTTCCCTGCGAACACCCCAATATCCGTGATGGTCTTTCTTGGTTTTATGCTTACACTTCGGCTCTGCCTCGGAGGGCTTATTAACTTGACCTGTACCATTACATTTCGGACAAGTAGAATGATACATCTCTGTTTCATGCAAGTCTGTTACGCCTGTTCCTTTACACTCTTGGCACTCCTTCTTCGGCTCTGCGGTGAGTTTGTCAAGTTCCACCTTTAACTTCCTCGCCACTTCACTTATCTGCTCCCACTCTGTTCTCCATAAAGCACATTGAGAACACCCCTCTACCTTAACCTCTCCTCCACACTTCGGACAGTAACGCTTTCCATCTTTAACTTGCACGGTTATTCCTGCGGAGTGGGAGTTGTCACATTGGCATACTCTGGCCTTACCGCACAGGGCTTGCTCGGCGATGTTTATGATTGTTGCCCAATTTGACTCACTTCGGGGTAGAGTTAATATCTTTTCCAATGCCTTTTGATATGCTTCCTCTTGGGCATATTCCTGCTTGATGGCAGCGAGGCACTTCCCTATGGGGTCTAGCCCATACCTGCTCTCTGGAATATATTTTTCCAATATCTCTCTAACTCGCTCATCTCGTCCCATTGTTCACCTGCCTTTCAATAATTCTGGGTTCTCGTAGATATTGCCGATGACTTCACATTGATTAGGGCAAATAAATTGTTCCCAACCATTTAAGATAAAACACCCTTCACTAAATACTATCTCCGCAGTTATTGTGTGGTCATTTGGAATAAATTCTCTTTGTCTGACTATATCCCCCTCGTAAATTTCCTTGCCGTTCTTGTCTTTGAGTCCTGTGAATTGCATAAGATTGACCATTCCGATTGGGAAATATGCTCCACGATAAGCAAGTCCAACTCCATCAATTTCACCGTCAGTTTGCGAAAAGTGTATCGTCTTTACTACGTGCATATTTTTATCAGACCACGCCCTAAATTTAATCTCTCTCATTTTCCCACCATCCTCTCGTGGAGTGCTTTGGTTAAGTCTCTTATGTCATTATCTTCTCCGAAGTGTTGGCACATATGTTCGCTTATGGTGTCTACTATTTGTTCCTCCGCGAGTGCGAGACCGTGTTGCTTGACGTGCTGTAATACGGAGAGGGCAAACTTTAAGGCATTATTAAACCTAACCTGTATTGCCGTTTCGTGGTCTGCCTCTTCTTGCGACATATTTCCATGATTGACTTCATACTGAAAACCACTGATATTACAATTATCGTGTAGCTTTTGCAAAACTTTCATCTGCTCATCAATCTGCCAAAAATTACTCATTCTCTATCCTCCCAGTATCGGGTCGTCTGGACAAAACTCATCTTGTCCTATGTCTTCTTCCCGCATTCGCCCTTGACAATTAAGACACGCTTCTTTATAGGTCTTAAATAATTCTTCTATCTGTTTTATGATGCTGTGCTCCCACTCAGTCGTAACGGTCTTTCTATTTGCATCGGCCTGTCCTCTCAAATAAACAGAGCGAAGTAATAGTGTTAGCTGATAATGTTGTTCTTTCTTCATTTCTCACCCAGTTTAGACAGGAGTTCTTTACGACAGGCGTTCCAGCCATTATCATATTCAGTTTCATGCGGATGCCCTATATCTCCATGTTGAATCCAGTGCGTCTGCTTCACAGGCACTTCTTCCCGGATTAAGTCAAGGATTTTATCCACATAATCCTGTGTGGACATTTCAAAGCGTGTGGCGACTAACTTCATTAGTTTATCTTTAAGCATCGTTAGCCTCCAATAATTTCATTCCGTAGTTGAGAATTTTAAGAAGCATTTTGGCTGCGGCTGCGTCTGCGTATGCGTCTGCGGCTGCGGCTGCGTCTGCGGCTGCGGCTGCGTATGCGTATGCGGCTGCGGCTGCGTATGCGTATGCGGCTGCGGCTGCGGCTGCGTCTGCGTATGCGTCTGCGGCTGCGGCTGCGGCTGCGTATGCGTATGCGGCTGCGTATGCGTCTGCGTATGCGGCTGCGTATGCGTCTGCGGCTGCGTATGCGGCTGCGGCTGCGTATGCGTATGCGGCTGCGGCTGCGGCTGCGTCTGCGGCTTTCTTGTTTTTAGGCGAGGGGTCGATAATACACTTCTTCGCCGCTTCTATCGCCTGTCTCGGTCGTTTATCATCAGGATATCGCTTTTCATATCCGTCTATGACCTGTTCTTCGGCAAATACTCCGTAGGACACATAGTCTCTGTATTCCATGACACGGACGATGGCCCAGTTAGCCCATACATACTTCTTTGCCTTGATAAGCCGATTTAAAATTACTATTGGAGACTTGCCGATATAGTCTCCATACCATTCCAAAGCGTCTTTACACGGCGACCATTTCTTAATCCATTCCTCGGTTATTACCGGTACTGCGGGTTTCATAAAGCCTCCTTGTTAGGTGCGGTTTATGTTTCTTTGTCAGCTAACATCGTTAATTGTCGTGGCAACCATGATAAAGTAATTTCCTGATGTCTTATGTCCATTTTTTCTACCAGCTCATCAACTTTATCCTTATAGATTTTCATATTTGGCTGTTTGACTTTCCATCTGTTATTTGCCTGTTCTACGACAAGCATTGAATCAGAATAAATAAATACAGGGTCATTATCGTTTTGAGAGTTAACCCACTCTAACGCCTCAATTAATGCTTTCCACTCAGCGTCATTATTAGTGCCATTGCCTATATCTTTTGAAATAGTCTTTGTCGGGGCAACTCTACGAGCCGAGGACGTGCCGCTAAAACGTTCCCAAATAACAACGCCTATTTTTGAAGCTCCACCGTTACCTTTACTTGAGCCATCACAAATTATAACTTTCATATATTCACCTCTATTAACTTCTTCACGCTATACCTCCTTTAGACTTTGGGCGATTAACACAACTATTTTTACGGTGACGGCGTTGCCATAGCATTTGTAAGCTTGTGAATCACTTACACCCTTGTGCCAATTATCAGGAAAGCCCTGAAGACGAGCACATTCTATCGGAGTAAGTTTCCTAATCCTTTTATTTTTTGGCAGTATTGTCCATTTTTCTATGCTTTCCTTCCCAGTAGTAATACAGTTTGCAAGACCATTATCATTAGGTATATATTTCTTATCACTTTTTCCTCGCAACGTGCTATCTCGGCCTTCCTTTTTTCTTATTTCTCTACGAGTATGTTTGCCTTGCTCCGTTCTAATCTCCAATAATTGGCAAGGATTTTTTGGAAAATTAGACAAATCAATCTCTTTTCCGTTTGGTGCTATTATTGATTTAATGCTTTCTTGACTGCTCGTGGGTAAGCCCCCCCCTGTTGGCTTCTTAAACAGCACGACTTTCCGTTTCCTTGTGCATTGAGTTCACTCTCAATAATGTAACTTCCGTCTCCGATGGCTTCGTATCTTGCTTTGATACTGTTTGTAATTGGTCGTCCTTGTAACTCATTAACCTTGAAATCGTCTGTGCAGATAGGAAATACTTTTCGTCCACCGTCTTTTCCAAGATGTCCGATAAAGTATATCCGCTCTCTATTTTGGGGTAGAACCCAGGAAGTATTAACAAGTTGCCACTCACACTCATAAAGCCCAATGTCGGCAATTTCTCGCAGGACTGTTTCAAAGTCTTTTCCATTATTTGAAGATAGAAGTCCTTTAACATTTTCAAAGATAAAAATGCCGGGTCTACATTCACGAATAAGCCTTGTTGCTTCAAAGAATAAACCACTTCGAGAACCTTGTAAGCCTTTTCGTTTTCCAGCAATCGACAAATCTTGGCACGGAAATCCGAAAGTAATGAGGTTAATTTCTCCGAGTTTTGTTCCATCAATTTTGGTAATATCTCCAACTCTAACTGCTTCTGGGAAGTGTTTGGTATAGATTTTTTGTGCATATTTATCTATCTCCGAAAAGTAGTGTTTATCAAAATTCCAACCTGCCTGTTTAAAACCTAAAGCAAACCCTCCTATCCCACTAAACAAATCGAGATAATTCACTCCCCCACCATCTTCCTTATGCGCCTTATGGCTGTCTTTAGGTAGTTTTTCTTCCCTCACCGTTTGGATCATAATGTTTTCAGCCCCTTATATTTCTTTGTCCACTTCTCGTATTCGGCTTGCCATTCAAACTGCTTCATCGACTTCGGCTGTTTAGCTCGCCTCAAGGCTTCCTCGTAGTATTCTCTGCCCCACTTGTCGATCATCTTTAAGGCAAAGCGTCCATGCTCGCCGTGACGACAGCAATTACACGCATAGCATTGGGCCGCTACTAAGGTTTCATCAAGCAAAATGCTATTTCCTCGGCCCGGAATACAATGGCCTGCCTGAAGCTCTTTAAGATGATGTCTCGCGCCGCAGGTGATACAACGTCCATAGTCTTGTGTGCCGGTAGTTTCAAGGCAGTCTCTTAGGCGCACATATAGCGAGAACGCGTCCCATGCTTTTTTCTTCCAGTTAGGTTTTCTCATATCATCGCCTTTACGTTATACTGCCGGGCCCACTTCGGTTTCTCATTGAACAGCATAGCCTCTGTCGCTGGGTCACCATTAGGCCCGCATTTGTAAAGTTCATAGTCGCTTCCATATTCACGTTTGTAAATATCAAACGTTGAGCATATCAGAAGGTTAGGTCTTAGTCCCTGCCTTGACTTCGCTATCCTGAAAAATGTCGGATATAGTCCGTTAGCTTGATCGTCCTTGTCATGGTCGGGTGCCACGATTATGCACGTGTTAGCTATTTTATGTATGTTCGATGTGCCGTAAATATCCTCCTTGTCTGGTATACCGTGGCCCCTGGGAAGTTTTCTAAGATGTGCCACAAGGATTACAGGTATCTGCATTTCCTCGGTTATGATTTTTACCGTTTTTAGTATCTCGGTTATTTCGGATATTTCATCTTCGTCCTTATCGAGCGAGAAATAATGCAGATGGTCTATGACGATTAAATCGAGATTGGTAATGCCTTTGAAATTGCTTCTCATCATTGGGTCTAGGCTTAAATCAGCCTTAAGCCCTTCCAGTTTCACAAGAGACTGACAAAATAACTTACAGTTAAGACCTTCGGGATTGTCATATAAATAAAAATTACTACCCACCTTTTCTTTGAGATTGCTATATACCAGACTTTCAAGTTTCAAAAATAACGGGTGAGGGTCTTTATTCAATACCCATGCGCGATAATCCATTTCGACATGTTCATCAGAGTATTCTCTGAAATACAAATTAATCATGTGCTTCCATTTAATTCTTTGTATTACTTCCCTACCTCCACCCTCTAGCCCATAGAAAGCTACTCTCTTACCTTGCTGGGCGTTATATTCAGCAATGTGTATAGCTAATTCCGTCTTGCCATAACCACTACCAGCGGCTATGACAATCAATTCATTCCTAGCAACAGCTAATAAGGAATCATCGAGGGGTTTAATATTGTATTTGCATAATTCATCAAATTTAATATTATTTCTATATTCTGATTCAGAAATGTATAAATTTTTAAATTGTGTAAACATTATTTTTCTTTCTATATTCATCTTCTGTTTCGATATTTTTTATATATAGCTAGTCTTTTTTCCGAACATCTCATTAGTACGGTATCCTTGTCTTCGTTTTCTGCGGTAACTGTAACTTGTTTATAACCGAAACGAATACTTGAACCGTGTATCCGGCCTTTTCGACGAAATCGTCCTTGTAGTCAAAAAACTTGTCTATGAGCGAAATGACCTGTTCGTCTTTAAGGGTCTTTTTCAGGTCCGCGAAGGTCTGATAGTCCTTGCCCTCGTGTGGGACGTATGGAGTTTTGAATTTCTTTTCGTAGGCAGTAGAGAAATAGTACCTCGGTGTTATATAGTTATCTTCTCTTATCTTATCTTCTCTTATCTTATCCGGTAACGTAACCGTTTCTGTAACCGTATCGTGTAACGGGTTACATTTAGCCTTTTTGTGCCTATACTCGGCTATTTTTGACCTATTCTTCGCCTTTAGGTTAATGGTATACTCGACGTCTTCTAAAACCTTTTTCAGTATCAGTTCGAGTGGAGTTCGATGTAACGCCAGTTTTTCTCGCAGTGATTTCAGGGTTCTGGAGTTGATTTGCCGGGCCAAATCTTCTTCATTCGGTATCTTCTCCATTACCGCTACAAGACACATAGCCTTTATCCATGCCCTGAATTGAGCATCGCTTAAATCAGCATATTCATAAAGAGCATGACTTGTCTTGACCTTAATCCAGTCCATTATTCCCTCTCCCTGCGGCAGTATAAATTACAGTCTTCTTTCTTGCACCACTTCGCTTTCGCGCCGCATACCGCCGTTTTGACGTTCATAAATATTGACTTCTTATCCCGAACGTCTGGGTGTTTGGTGGAGACTTTTATTTCCATTCCGAGTTCAGTTCTCATATAACCCCCTGCCAGGTATGACATCTTTTACCGTAAGAGCTTGTTTTCATGGTGTCTGTTTTTCTTAGTTTACCGGCTGCCGTAAGATTTGTTATCGCCCTCCTAACACTTGTGATTGGTGTTTTATTGTCATATAAAGCGGCCCATACGTCTTGAGGGCTAAAACTTTCCGTCGGAAAGGTCTGAAAGTAACTCAATATCCTGTTCTGCTGTCTTAGGGCTCGCTCTTTACTTGTGTCGAGTTCTTCGCCGTACTCTTTGTTTGTGTTGTAATAATCTTTCATAGCCCCATAGCTTTCTTGCCCTCGTCGGTAAACTCGCCGGATAATTCTTCCTGTTTCTGGCTGTCCCAGAATGAGCTTGTGTCTATTTCGAAGAATGAGCAAATAAAAGCGTCTATCTTCTCGACGTATTCCGAAAACTCCGATTTGGTAAGAATAGCCGTGCTGCCATCCTCGACGACCTTCCACTCGCCTTTTGTCATTATCTTGTCGGCGAGGAAGTGGGCTTTTAGACTTTCGTGAAGTGCTTCAACACAGAAAAAGCCATGCTCTTTTAAACCTGCGTCGTTTATGAGCCAGGTATAATAGACCCATAAAAGAGCGTTCTGAGCATGGCTTCTTTGTGCGCCCCACTTAACTATCAACCTCTCGCCGATCTTCGGTAGCTTGCCGTTTAGCTGAATTTTGGCAAGCATGGCCCCATCACTTATCTTTGTAGCAAGCACCCTAGCGTCTACCTTTGGCATTGCAATTCAACCTCATCTACTGATGTTGCGTTGTTGAGGTCAACATCTTCTACCTGTGGAGCGTTTTTGTGTTTTTGCTCAAATACATTTATCAGAATGTTGGGGATATGGAAAAGTTTTATATACTGCTTTCCATTCTTTCCGTCGATAAGTATGCCTATCTTATTCCACGACACCTGTTCGACGTTCTTACTGTCTGTATAACTCTCCCTGATACAGAGGTCTTTCATATTTATCCTTTCAGTTTTTTTATAATTTCGTCCAATTCATCACAAAAAATGTCAAGCTCCTTCGCCAACGACTTTTGGTATGCCATGTCCGGCCTAACTTCTAAAATGAGAGGCCTCATTACTGGCACATAGCTTAAGAACCACCACGATTTAAAGCCTGTTACATACAACGAAAACTGCACTTGGCCAAAGTATTCGTTCGGTAATTCTCCGTCGAGTAAATACTTAACCTGTGTCTTGCTGAAAGGGTTTTTAAGCTCAAGCCCGAAGTCTTTAGCCATGCCATCCGGCGAGCATAGAAACCGCTTTTTCTCGTCCTTATACACGACACCAACTTTTTCTATCTCCACGTCGTGCATAAGTTCAAACATTTTTCGGCTCTCATCCTCCCTCTCCTGGCCTTGTTCCATCGCCCCATTCTTATAGCCATTTTCTTGTCTGCCAGTAATCGCCTCGGCCGCCAATTCGTAAAGGTACCCTTCCCTCTGCTTTGATGGCTTGCCATCATTGGTAATAATCTTTGAGGCATTAGAGGCCGAGGGCTTGCCGATTTTCTCGGCAAACCATTCGGGGCTTCCCTGTATTAAGTCTTTTACGATTATCATTTTGACCTCTTGACCGCATCAACAGCTATTACAGCCTGTTGAAACTTCGCTTTCGGCAACTCGGACAGTTCTTTAATGTTAAACTTCGAGCAGAATTTCTCCATACTTACGCCTTTAGCGGCAAGCATATCGACAAGTTGGCTCTTTTCCTTGTCGGTAATACATTCGGTTGCCGGGGCTGTTGCCTGTGCGTCGTCATCCTGATCGAACGTAGCAAGACCTGTCAAAGATAACAGACTGTATCTTTGAAGGTATGTTATCGTCGAGCCGATGGCCTGTATGGCGTTCTTCGCTCCCGATATATCAGCCGGGGCCGATATGGTAGTTTCCTCACTATGGCCTTTGACATGGGTTATCCGGCAGGTAACGATTATCTGCCCGTTCTGTTTGGTAGTCCACGAAGCCGACAAACCATATTTTGAAAGTTCCGAGTTTATCTTCTCCGTTACATTGTATAGGGAAGCATGGTTGTATTTCGTGTTGCCATACTTCACCGTCTTATCCTTGTTAATCTCCGGCGGGTTAGCTTTGAAGTCGCTCATAGCTTTGTTATAGGCTTTTTTAGCCTCGTTAGCTTCCCACCTTTCCTGTAAGGTAAGGAGTTTTTCGAGCTTATCTAAATCTGCTCCCTTTGATACTGCAAGCTCTATCATCTGTGACGGTTCTCTGACCGTTATTTCCTGTTTTTCTTGTGTCATTGTCTTATCTCCTTCGTCTTTGTTTAACATTCACCTGCAACATCGGGCAGTTTTTCTTCAGGCAAACTGCGAAAGCCTTTAACTTCAATACTTCCTTGCGATATTTATTGCACCAATACCGCACCGTTCACCCCCTTCCCTTTAGAGTTGCGCCGAATCATCTACCGCGTCTTTATCATCTCTATCATTCCAACAGGTTACACAAACACCCTTCTTTTCAGACTCTTCATCGTAGGATACTTTCTCTTCGCACCATTCACACTTGAAGAACGCAGGCGGTTCAGCGTGATCGCGCATTAAATCCATTTTGCTCTCATGGTCTCGGTAATATTCCTCATTCGTTATCATTGGCTTCCTCCGTTTCTTTAAGAGTTCCGCACGTCGAACAATACCCCACGTTCTTCATAAGCGCCGGTATCTCCGTCTCCTGCTGGCAGCTGAAGCACTTCGCCGTCTTATGTCCCAGGCTTAAGAAAAGCGTCAGCATTGACAGCACCAGGCGTTCTATACCGCTGTCGAGATTGTTATATTGGGATTTTAGGGTCATGTTATCCTTTCAGTCTTAGCCACCGCAGTATTGCGGTTAGCTTGGTTAAAAGTTGTGATCTATTCTGCTTGGTTAGCAACCTATCCACACTTTTGTTATAATTCGGAGATTGCATAAAAACCTCAAATAGTCAAACCGCCAACCTCACTGGCTGGCGCGGACAGGCCGCACATAGCCACTGCTATTCTTATAGAAGCCGTCGCCGACGCCGCCGCCGTAGAAGTAGACGTACCACGCAAAGCCAACACTACCGGCAACAGGTGTTGAGGACCAGTACCACGATGATTTCGTATCGGGGAATGCTTCCGTATCTATGGCCGGTTCTCTCTTAGAGTAATCGACCAAAGACGCGAGTTCTTCTATTGTCGGCAGTCGCCAGTCCTTATAACCCGCGAAATTCAGTTCCTTGCAAGCCTGGATAGCGTCTTTCCAGTTCAGTTCTTTCTTGAAGTTATCCGGCAGGTCAGTGTGGGGATTTTTAACCAACATAAGACCTGTCTTCGTATCGGTTATTGTGCCATCGCCGTTATCGGTAAAACGACCGTCTGCTTTCACCGTCACATTGACGGTCTGAGGATTTAAGAGCCCTCTAATATCCTTCAATACGCTTAAAACGGTTTCTTTCTTATTCACGGTTCCTCCTTTTTTTTGGTTATCGAACCACTTCTATACTGACCGGAGCAACACCACTTTCAAGAGACGTGATAGCTTTAAACGCCGCTCTCGACAAATCAATGCGTCGATTCCTTTTGTATAATCTTTTTGAGGGGCCACGATCGTTGACGCATACCACGACTTGCCGACCGTTGAGTTTATTGGTGACAAGTAGTCTCGTCCCGAATTTGTAATCCCATGAGGCGCAGGTAAGTTTGTTATTATCAAGCCTTTGCCCTGACGCGCATATTCCGCTTGTCCCTTCTCGAATGCAGCTTGCCCGGTCATAGTACGAAGCCTCCGTAGTAAAGCTCTCTGCCCATGCTTCTTGCCCGCAACCGCTGAGAAGCGTTGCTATAATCACCGCCGCTATCCCCAGCCACGCCAAAAGAGCTATCAAGGTAATGTCCTTCTCCTTGCCCTTTTGATGACTTGCTGGCGTGGTATGCTTGAGCATATCGAGGATAAAAGCTCCGCACGCTTTGTCGCTTAGACGCTTGTCCCATAACATAGACCCTCCTATAATGAAATCGCTACGATACTCACCTGTGCCGTGCGAAGGCCGAGCGATTAAGCCCAACAGATTTTCTCGTAGCGATAATGGATACAAAAAATTCGCTCCTTTACTTCTCGCACGGACTTTTGTGTTCATAAAAAACCTTTCCCTAAAAACAAAAAACCCGACGAGGATTATCTCGTCAGGTTAATATTATTGACGCCAACGTATAAAAAAAAGTCTACGCTTTTGGTTCCGTTTTTACTATATATCTTATGTGTTCTTGCAGTCATGTTACAAGTATACATTATAGTTCCTGTTTTGGCAAGTTATATTTTAACTTTTCCGCTTCCATAGACTTTTCGGCTTCGTCTCTTTCCTTACGTAATGCCTCAAGTTCCTTCATATAGGCCGGCAACACCTTTATAATCGTGTGCTGATGACGTTTGCGAGGCTTTTGCTTGCCATTTACCCATTGATAGAGGGTCTGTTTAGACACCCCCAAATCGTGGCAAATTCGAGGTATAAACGGGCTTATTGTAGATGTCTTATTATCAGGATGATTATCGAGCAGGTATTTAAGGTCGGATACGTGGTCTTTCATATCCCTTCCGCTTGATAGTCCTTGCGGCGAAAATCAATAGTAGTTGACTTGTTATCGTATGGCATGGTTCCCCTGTATTTCTCCATGTTCCATAAAGGGTTGTTAGGGTCTACGGGTTGCCCGGCATCAATTATCTCGTAGAAGTGCCACCAGGCATCCGTATTGTTCATAAGGTAGGCGATCCGAAGAATAACGCTATGGCTGACTGAAATCCTGCGGTTCTTCATCATTGTTATATAAGAGCGAGTAACACCTAAGAAACGCCCCATTTCCGCGTCTGTTCTCCACCCCTTCGCGTTCTTTATAGTCTGGATTGCCCCCTCTTTAAATACCAGTTTTAAGTGGGGCGTTGGCTGTGTAAAATTATATTGACGCTTTTGTTTGCCGAAGTGTAAAATATTATTTAACAGTTTTGTACTCATAGAAACACGACCGTTTCTTGTTAAGCGAATTACTTGCGCTGCTCTTTTCGCTTTAGATAGCCCTCTATCGCTATCCTTATTAAGTCGGCCTCGTTTATCTGGTTTTTCATACAGTATGAAAGCAGGTCTGCCTCTATTTCTTTTGTTAGCCTTACCGAAAATACCTTGCCGTATTTTGTTACCCTTGCCATCCCATCCCCCTTTCGTGTTTTCTCTTGTAGACATAAGATTACACGATGGCGTGCTTTCTGTCAAGGAAAAAGAAAAAAAAGGTTGCTTGGTCAATCAGCACCTCCTGTGTTTGTGTAGATACTCGATGACATCGGCGGTTATTTTTCTATTGTATGTTTTGCTTGCGACGAACGTCCAGAGAGCACGACTAATGCAGGAGAGGGTTGCATTAGGGCAGGATTTTTGGACGGCGTGTAGAAACTTACTTCGGATATATAGGGTTTTATCATCGTAGCGGTGAGATACGACCTTGTTTTTCTTTTCACGTCTCATTCATTATAATATATCAGACATATGCAATTTTGGTCAACAAAAGAAATGTATTACACTCTGATCGGGCAGCGTGAGCACAAAAAGGCCGAGCATTTTCAGCCCGGCCTCTTGTCTTACCTATATATAGGGGCTAAGTCGTTGTGTCGATTGCGTTCTGTATAGCGGTTTTTATATCGGCCAGGATTTTGGCCAAAATAGCCGCAGCTACCGCAGGCCCGTACTTAGCATATATATCCTTTATGAACGCCCATATTTTCGTCTGCGTACCGGCAGGGATAAGCCCCCATACCTCATCGAATAACTTATCTACATTATCCGGCAGCTTCCATGCCTTTATCTTGTCGGCCTCGGTCTGAAACATCGGGTAAATCTTGTTGCACCACTGCGCCAGTATGTTCATGTCTTCTTCTCCTTCTCTTTTATGATATCATCTATCGGGTCCGTGCGCTCCTGGTCCGTAGGGTCAAACGCCCGACCATCGTTCCACCCTATACGTATGCCGTTCTTGATCCAGTCGGTTATGAGCGAGATCAGGCTCATTTCCTGACCGTCCAGAAATCCGCGCCGTACTTCACGAGGTAGTCGAAGGGGATAGTGAAATACCCCTCCCTCCCCCACCCTTCCCCCCAGGAATTGCGGACGATAAACTGCTTCGTGATGAGGTTATACCCTACCGCCATTACCGCATGGCCTCCGAGGTACTCCTCGCCATCCTTTGGCATAGGCACTTTGCCGGTCTTTGATATCTTATCGCTCTCGAAGCTCTCGTACAGGTCCATGCCGAACACGAACGGATAACCGTCCGACAGGCACACGAGCATTTCGTTAAGCGTGGTTATCCTCATGTACGAGGTTATGAGGTGCTTTTTTGCGTCCTCGTAGGCCTCCGGCAAGGGTTTTCGGGTAAAGGCCTCTATGTCATAGGGGCAGAGCGTTTCAGCGCAAATGCCATCCTTTGCCAGCGTCTTTATGCCGTCCCTTATCATGGCCCCGGCATCTTCGCTGATGGTTCCTTCCATAGCGCGTTCGTTGTAGTATAGGAATATCCGGCTAACGTCTGTGTACGCTCCGTCTATGAGCTTATCGAGCAACTCGATGTTACCGGCAAGAGCGTTCGCCGTGCAACTGCCAAGCGTTCCCTGGTCCTCGACCTTAGAGCATGACTTCCGCAGATCCACGAACGGCTTTAAGGTCGCTATCCTGGGGCGCGAGAGTTTATAGAGCCGGTCCCTACTGTCCTCTTTGTCTTTTATCCATCCGTATGTGCGCTTCATGTTAGCGCATCTTTTTCGCGGCAGAGCGCATAGCGAACTTGTATAACGCACGGTCATAGACCTGCTGGTTCTTGACCTTAAGATCGCCTATTATTTCCTCGAACTTCGCGCGCCATCCGGCTACTTCTTCGGCCGTGACCTTGCTATCCTCTGTATCATCGAGGAACTGCATAACGAGCTGCGCTATGTCCTCAAGGGCCACTGCCGTTTTTCGCGCTATCGGCCTGAAACGTCCTATGAGAACGCCCACGCCGCACGCCAGTATAGCCGTCACTACCCACCCTATTAAAGTGTTTCCGTTAAACAAATTTTGCCACATAGCCTGCCTCCTTTATTTTTCTATCCTCTCCATAAACGTTGTTATCCTATCCATCCAGTTTTTAGCCTGTTCTACAAGATGAAACAACTCGTGCATATCCTCACCCGACAGTTTCCTCTTTAATAATTTCATCCCGTCTCGCCTTGAGATAGTTCGCGTCTTCGGCATTGAAGAAGGTGCGCCATTCGTCGATAGTATAGGTTCCATTCAATATCCTCCTGATTGTACCTTTGGCGGCGAGATAGTTACCTTCTGAGGTATTCGGCATTCCTTTGTCTTCAAAAGTCTGCCATATCCTTCGGGCGAGGCGTTTTGTTATTTCAGAAATCATCGGGTAACCTTATATGGTGTTCTTGCCGGTACGCTTGACACATCTCGCAACGACACCGCAGGACGTTGTGATGTTTCCACGTCGCTTTTATAAAACGCCAATATAATGACCATATAAAACGGCGCAATTTACTCATACTCCCATTATCCACTTAATCAGTAGTACAAGAATATCCCTCGACCCTGTGGCTATAAGTGTTGAGACTATCCCCGAAACAAACCCGATTATCCACCTTCCGCGTGAGATGCGTTGTATATCGTTTTTAAGGTCTGTGATTTCTTTTTCGGCAAGAAGCAGCCTGTCGCGGAAGCCGCCGTCTCTTTCGCCCTCGTCAACGTGCTTACATAATTTATTTCTGATATAATTTGTATTATCCTTGAGGACGGCTATATCGGCGACTAATTGCGTATGCTGTATGCATGTTTCAGATGACATTCATCCCCCCATTATGAGTATCGCAATACCGCCAATAACTATAAAAGTGTATATAATAATCAATGCTCGCAGGCTCATATCCCGTTTACCTTCGCTATATCAGTTTTTGCTATGCCGTTAATCTTACCTATATTGGCGTTGGCTATGCCGAGGATACTATGCGCCCAGCCGGCAGGAGCCGCTGTAATCCAGTTCGTCGCATTATCCAGCGTGCCGTTCGTATCGAGTATCTCTACTCCGCCGCTACTATCTATATCAGTAGCCGTCGTATATGAGACTGTGCCGAGTGTCGTTACAGGTAAGGCAGCCTGCGTATCAGGTGTAACTGCATCAAGAGTTATGCCGCTACCTCCTGTGCCTTGAGCGTTAAACGTACCCGATACCGTGAAGGTCTGGCTTGAGGTAAGGTGTACTGTTGAGCCTGGATTTAAGGTAAGGTTAAAGAACGTCGTCGCCCCCGCCACCGTACTCGTCCCATCGAATACCGTAGTATTATTACCATGCGTGAATGTGCCAGCCCTTGTGAAATCCCCTGCACAGTTTAATTGGTAGCCTGCACAGTTCAAGGTTGTGGAAGCTCCGATATTTAGCACACCGTTGACATCGAGAGCCCCACCAAGCGTACAAGTGCCTGCGGTAGTCGTTGAAACATTATTCCAAGTACCGCCTGATAAGGTACAAGTGTTTATAAGATTAAGCGTTGACCCTGCCACAGTTAGCGTTCCTGCGGTGTATGTTAACGTTCCTGTTCGATAATAAACGTTTCCCGACACCGTTACTGTTCCTGCGGTATTTATGGTAAGGTTTGTCTGAACACTGCCCGTTCCTGTGCTTGACCAAGTACCTGTCCCATTCAGTATTATAGGAGAGCCGTTGTTTATGTTATAGGCAGATGTTGTAATGCCTCCTGCATATATGGTATTACCGCTATAGGTTATGCTTCCATTCGTGCATTTAAGATTATTCGATAGGTGCAAGTCAGAACTTAAAGTTATGGTATTACCGCCCCCCGTATCATCAATGTTATACCAATTCATGCCACTCGTATTAACCGTGCAACTACCTGAAAAATTCAATGTGCTGGAATTTGTTGTAGCATTGACTGTCCCCGTGATATACGTTAGCGTACCTGTTTTATAATACACATTAGCAGAAAGGGTAATCGTTCCTGCTGTATTTATTGTCAGGTTATTTGCTACACCCGTACTGCTACCACCTGTCCATGTTCCTGTTCCGTCAAGAATAATATTGGTAGTCCCTAAAAGTGGCTGTGTTTCGGTGAGACTCCCAGAAAGATAAGCGGTGTTCCCATTCAAAGTAAGTGCGTTAGAAAGGGTGAGAGTGCCATCAACGCTTAAATTAGAGGATAGAGTTACAGTATTTACGCCAATGCTTTCAACATTATTCCAGTTAATCCCATTGACATTTAGTGTGCAACCACCACTGATATAAAATAATGAAGATGTGGTAGTGACCGTTCCTGCTGTATAGGTGAACGTCCCAGTTTTATATGCGGCATAGGTTCCTATCGTTATAGTTCCTGCGGTATTTATAGTGAGATTATTTGCTATCGACTGTAAATAGTTTCCCGCACTCCACGTCCCCGTCCCATCCATCACAAGAGTAGCCGTCCCAGATAGTGCGGCATTGACGGTTACGGAGCCAGAGGCGTATACACTATTAGAATTGATAATTGTTGACCCTGTAATAGTCAGCGTACCGTCAACCGATAAAGTCGACGATAGTGTGATAGTCGCCGCAGTACCTACAAAGGTAACATTATTCCAATTTGTCCCATTAGTATCGAGCGTGGCATTAGCTCGTATATTTAGCGTTGAGCTTGTCGTTGTAATCGTTCCTGCTGTTGTGGTAAGAGTTCCTGTTTTATAATAAACTGTGCCAGACACGGTAATAGTGCCTGTCAATGTAAGGTTATTCTGTACAGCAGCACTTGCGGTTGAAGTCCATGTTTTTCCAGACCCATCCATGACAATTTCTGTTGTGCCACTCGTGCCGCCAGTGCCTTGTGCAAAATTTCCACTTGCATATATTTTATTATCGTTTATCACAGACGCAGCACTTGTAGTAAATGTGCCGTCAATATTCATATCGTCGCCTAATGTATAGGTTGCCGCAGTGCCAAAAGTTACTACTCCAAACACCTTCCCACCACTGGTTATCGTCCCTCCACCAAAAGTCCACGTCCCACTCGAATAGGTAAACGTCATACCCGATACGAGGGTTACGTTGCCTGAGGAAGCAACGTTAACCGATTGTGTTAATGTCCCAGTATAGCCAGTACAGTCGATTGATGCGAAAGCCGCACCGCCAACATGGTCTATATCACAATTGACAGCATTATTAAATATGACTGCATCACCTGCTACTGGATGGACGTTTGATACAGAGCCAGTCCAATTGCTATCGGTTGACCAAGAATTATTTGTTGCACCCGTCCATGTACAAGTCTGCGCGGCATAGGCATCAGAGGCTATGAGTAACAGTATTCCGATAATCGCTACTCGGAAGAAATGCGTCATTGTTTTATTGCGGTATCCTCTGCAATGGACTTGTTTATATCGTTTGACATCGCTGATATAAGAGCCCTTGCATTTTCCTTTGTTTCTTTATGCTTCTTCACTTCGGCGATTATGTTCTGTATGGACGTTGTTATGTCCGCCTTTTCCTTAGCATGGAATACGGGTCTTGTGAGCGTCTCTGTATATGTGCCATCCGTAACAACAACTGTGACGTTTACACCCTCGTCATATTCCTTCAACTCTTTAGGTGTTGCCGTCCACCCTGCGAAAGCCACGCCTGCGATAAACATTACCGCTATAAAGACTATAAATTTCTTCATGCGTCCTCCTGTTAATCAATTTCCACATACGTTGAACATGGGTCGAAATATATAATATCCGCCGTCAATGCCTGCCCTACTATCTGAACGATATTTGTCGAGGCAGAAGGTATCGTCTGCGTAGCAAGACCGGCAGTAGCCGCGCTTACATAGATAAGTCCTGCCGCCGCCGAAGCCTGACCGCCAACTGTAAAGTTATATAGTGACGCGTCCTGAAAATATCCTTTGAGCAATATTACAACAGACGTATTTATCGCAATATCTGTCGTAGCAAGACCCATACACGGCATTGTAGAAGTCGCATCACCCTTCGCTTTATAGACCTTTCCATCGCTCTTATAATAGACAAGGTCGCCCATTGTAAGGGCCTCGCCTGCGGTGTATGTAGCGGAAATGCCCGAATACGCATGATCGGCAGGTGTGGCTAAGGTATGATTTGCGGTTACGGTTTCCATATTCACATGGCCCGAAAACGTATGTGTGTCGGTTCCTGCGGTATAGTTATACGCTACTCCAGCGGTCTGCTTGTATATCGAGAAGTCGCAGTCTCCGGCATCGTAATTGAATACCCAATTTCCGCTTGTGTCTAATGAGCACCCGACAGCCCCACCAACGGCCCCATACTGAATTTGAAACGGTACATTTACAGCGGAGATTATGAGGTTTGAGGAATTGCCCTGTATATAGGCATATGTGGTAGTGCGTGTATTGTCGAGCCATTTAAGATAGTAGTTTCCGGCTATCTCTATGGCATGGTCAAAGTGGAAAGATACGCCATCATACCCGAATATTCCGTTCGAGGTATCTTCATCGAAGGTTATAGTCTTATCTCCGCTTGTGTTATCGCCTATGACGATATTATCGGCGAAGACAGGAGCCCCACCTGAAACGGTCTGAGGCGCGGTCTGGTCGAGTTTTAACCCTGTCGTAGGGGATAGGAAATCCGTGCCATCCACGGCAATGGAAGGTGTGCCTACTCCGGCAACAGTCGTGTTCTTGAGTAAACCGTTACCGAGAGAGCCGAGGGCAAATTCAGCCGATAGTCCGGCTTCGGCCTGCTTTGTGATGTAAGCTGCGTCCGTAGGCGCGCCCCCGGCCCCTATTGTAATGGAAGCCGTCCCATCCCCATTGTCGGTAAGCGTGCCGTTACTTACCTTCAACTTCCACGGATAGACGGAAGGGGAGCCATCTTCTTCAGTTATATTATTAACCGCCGCATAGCAGGTTATCGGAAGAAGCAATACAGCCCCGACTAAGAGGTGGCGAAGTAGACGAAACATACGGCATCTCCATCATTTTGTGAATCGGCATATATACTCGATACGTCTCGGACTAAGAACATAACGGGAGGGTTACCGGGAGTGAGCACAACGCCTTTTTGAGAACCGGCGGCGGCGACTACATCCGCGTTACCAACCACTACCGGGCCGGTATTTCCTAAATCCGCGGATATTAGCACCATAAAACAATGTGTTGAAGCCGCTATTATCTTCTCGGCAACCCCTGCCGTCGATACGGCCTTACGTCCGCTTTCTATCCTGCTAGCTATTTCGTAAGCCATATTATTTCCCTTCCACGCCCTTTATTATGTTTCGGGCAATTCTCTCCTTGTAGTCTTCTTCCCTGGCCTTTAAATCCGCTTCTCTTTTTTTGTATGACACCCATGCTTTATCGAGTTCTACCTTGTCTTCAGCGTTCTTCTTCGATATCGCCGCTAATTCTTTCAATGAATCACCGCGATACTTATTGAATGACAAAGTGTCATTAGCGAGCTTTTCCGACAAGGAATTAAACTCCATTTTCATTGCCCTACCCGCTTCTTCAATCTTCACGATATTCTCTATCTTTGACACTTTATCTTCCCTGTCCGAAAGCTCCTTCTCTTTAATAACGTTCTTAGCCTCTGTCTCGGAAGCGGATTTGATTTTCGCCTCCGCTTCCCTGGTTATGTTATTAGCGTATGTGGCGGCGTTCTGCAAACATATCGCCAATTTCTGAGAATTGGCTATCGAGTCCTGCATTGCTTTTAGAAGTTCCTGCATTTTAGTCATCTCCTTTATTATTGTTCTCTTACGATAGTTACCGAAACGGTATTCGTCTCGTCAGCCGCTAATTGGTCAGGATTTTCCAGACCTACGCTTATCCTTACATATGGGGCCGTAACGTAATCTTTATCGAGCCATATATAGTAATCACCCTCCAGGTCATCTTCTTTGGTCTGTAACGTGCTTCCTCCGGCGAAGTCATTAAAGGACGCTCTTAGCCAATCCACTCCGTTGTATGATATTTCCATAGTAACTTCGCAGGATACGCTATCAGCCGATCCGTTGGCGGTAACGAAGAACGATACCTTGTCGCTACCCGATATACGCACGTCGTCGCTTACTATTTGCTTGCTTGTTTTTGTAAGCACCGTATCGTCTATAACGGTTTTAACATCTTGACTGGCGTAAACGTGGCCCGCCAGCAAAGCCAGTAAGGCTAATGCTAAAGCCATCCTCTTAAACATTGTGCTGCTCCTTTCTTGTCGGCGGCTACGCCTGACGGTTAAAAATACAAAAGCGAGTTGACAACTTATTGTTCATGGTGTAAGTTTATAAATATGAACGCTTGGATATGGCTAAAAGAATTTGAACCAGAGCGAACAAAGTTATCATTCGTTCGAAACACATTGCGAATATTTATATTTTTAGGACTTACTATCTTATTGATATATATCATTGTTTTAGCACTTCGTTTTTTTGGTTTTGAGATATTCACAGACATTAACGATAAAATTCATATAATCTTTCCCTAAGTCCCCACCCGCTTCGACTGCTTCTTGCCCTTTTTTTCTGGAAATACTTGTCCTTGTAAAAATCGTCCGGCCTGCGCCCCACCGAAAGGCAATGCAAGCATAGTCGCCGCCCTGATCGCCGCCTTCTTGCGAGTATCTTTGTTTTTAGATGTAAGTGAAGTTTTTATATCTTCAATTATCTTTACGGGCGATATATCGTAATATCTGAAATTAAACCCAGGAAGAACCGGGATATAACTTTCAACCCTATACGGTTCTCTTAATCCCATAGCCTTGTAGAGCATATTGATTGCTATTGAAGTTGCCACAAGTCGAATCAAAGCACCCCATCGAGTGCTTTTTACTTCTCCGTTGCCTTTTACAAAATTCACTATATCGGAGGGCATATTGCCGAGTTTCAAATCATAGACAATATGATTCATCATATTAAAAGACCACGATTGAAATTGGCTTAATACTTTCCCGGAATTAGACCTCATCCATGCGTTCATTTCGTATGGCTTATACCCTGCCTGCGTTCGCCGCGCTATCGTATCGGCGTATTTAATAGCCTTGTTTTGGTCGTATTTCAACTGCTCAATAGCTTTTGAATATGCGCCGACAAAGGTAGAGCCGACATTGTTATACTCGATTAAGTTAGTAACCGCGCCCACTACCTTCTTTATATTTTCATACTTTGTCGGGTCGAGGTCAGGGTCAATGGATCTACCCTTTAACATAACAGAATTTTTAAAGGCAAAATCCCGCCATTTCTTATCACCTAAAAATCGCATCATACCGACGTTCATATAGTTGCCGAGTTCGTCATACGATATGGAAAAGTTCGACAAATTAGTAGCCCAAAAGTTTATATTACCAACAAGGGCGTTAGCTGCTACCCTTGAGCGTATGAATTGTATGGGCTTGCTTGACGCAAGCGTTCCGAGAATATTTTGGTCTGATATTGAAGGCTTGCCCTTAATATCGCTCAACATTCTGTCTATTGCTTTATAGGCATTTGGCTGTCTTGCAAGAGCATAGTTTATAAACTTCCGAGAGTGCGTAATGGCAGGACCGTAATATATTTCTTTCAGTATTACGTCGAGATATTCAAGGTAGTTGCCAATAGCATCATACTTCGTTTCTTTACCGAGCCGCTTTTGGGTGAACCTATTAAAAGGCATGTTGCCCTTTGTGTAATCACCTTTCCGTATTGCCTCAAGCTGTTCCCGCGATATATTCTTCATCGCGTTTTCATCACCCTGGAAAAACTCATTAAGTATATTTTGCTCAATAATATGGGTCATGTAATCTTTACGGTATGGGATAGGTTTTCTGTTTTGTAATCCCCTTAAAATGTTGGCTTCCGCTATCCATTCATCATACTTCTTGCGTAGATAAATAGCGACTTTTTGCTCTTTATCTGTAAGTGGTTCTTTAGCCTCAAACTTACGCATCAACTCCGCGCTTTCCCCGCTATTGGCTTTAATATCCATTCTGTTTGCCTCAAGGTCGTTATGTTCCATAACCTTTCGGTCAAACATCGCCTCATCTGCGGCGGATATGGTCAGGAAAGTATTGTCAGCGAGTATGTTGTCATCCCATAAATCCCGCCCGGTTACTTTCTCAATAATTCTTGGCGTGTCGAGCGATGTTACCTCCAACCTGTTTATATCGCCCCATTCGTTTGAGTATTCGTTTATAATTTTCAGAAGTGCGGTGTCTTTGTCTATATCACCATACATCTTTACGAGCAATGGCTTATTCGCCGGATCGCCGGATAGGTTTGATATATACTCCTGCATTTGCGAATATGTCGCGCCCTCGTAATAAGATAAGAGGTTGCGGAGCATGTCGTGTTCAATGCCCTTATAATCGGTATATATAAGACCTTTTTCTTTAGCAAGTTCTCGCAATCGTCCACGTTCTTCTTTGGCTATTACATCACCAAAATACTGACGTTCTTTTATCTCTTTACCGGTAACCTTGCCTTCCGCATAAGCCTTCTTCGCCATACGCTCCGCAAGGGCGGCGTGTTCCTCCGTCATAGCCTGCATTTCTTTCATAGCCTTGTTTTGTTCTTTATCTATTAAGGCTTGACGTTCTTTTTCTATGGTAGTCTCAAATTTAGTTACCTTCTGCGGCTTATTAGTGTCTATCGTTGCTTTCAATTCTTTGCGTCTTGCGTCAAGGTTTCGTATGTAATCTATGAGGTCTTGTTCGCTACCAAATTCATATCCCATGTTACGAAGTTCATCGAGTGTTTGGTCTATCGTATTGGCGGTGTCTTTTGTGGTTACATATTGCCTCGGAAGTTGCGCGAGTTCTTCTGCGAGGAAGCCGTCTTTGTATCGACGTATCTTATTGGCGAGTAGGTATTCTTTGACGGGTATGGTTTCTTCGAGTTCCCGTTGTGCTTTTTCTACTATCGCAAGGCGTTCCTGCATTTTGTCGGAATATTGGACGGGTTCTTTTTCTTTCTTCTCTACACCCTCTTTAGGGGAGAGTTTGGGATACTTTACAACTTCGTTTCCTGCGACTACTCCGTCATATCCTTTAGATGATACAAAATCTTCTCTCGTATATTTTTTATTAAAATCTCGTATGCTTTTCTCGCCCGATTCTTTTAATAGCCAATCTTCAAAAGACTGCTTTTTTGTGTCTATTATTAGCGGATTTTTAGGATACGCTTCTTCTGGTGTAAGTTTTATTATGTCATCAAATTCAAACTTTTCAGATAACCATTTTTTATCAGGTGATGAATATAATCCTTTCCCTAAAGAATAAGTCCCTGCACCCTTACCGTCTTTCATAATGCCACGATATAATACTTTCGGAGTTATCCCCCCGCCCTCTGCCTGTGGCTTGGCCTCCGGATTCGCAGTCTTATCCATCAATAACTTCTGTCCCGTCTCTTTTTCTATTGTGGCGATCGCCGTCTTTAGGGCGTTAGGCTTGTCTATCACATACTCCATTACAACATCAGGTTTGCCCGACATTCGCTTATTAGATAGATACTCCGCCATCCCTTGTGCGACTTCCGGGGCCATATCGGGGTTTTTAGCCTTCAACTGCTCTGTGAGTATGCGGACATTCTCACCGTATATTCCACGCTCTTTTGCTATCTGTGGGATAGCCTTAACAGTCTCAACGCCTTTCTTTGCAACCTTGCCGAATTTAGAAATACCTTTGCGTATTGTGGACGGCATAGTAGCGAGGTATAATCCAGCGGCAATCGCTTCCGATATGGCTTGTTTCTGTTCGGGAGTTTCTATCTTCATACCGAATATATCCGGTTCGTCCTGCTCATCTAACGCTGTAAGCATGGACTTAGCGAAACTCGGAGCATCAGGAGTATTACCTAAAATCTCGCCTATCTTATCGACTACTCCGATACCGCCTATCTCAAGCATATCGCTCGGTGATATATTCTCTCCTTTGGCATATCTTTCTAAAATCGGGGATACTGCACCCTCAGCGGTAAACATTGCAGGGAAAGCATATCCACCTACCGCGGTAGAACCAACAAGACCTATGATCTGTTTACCGCGCTCAACATCTTCCGGCTTAAATACTTCGACAGGACTTTTGACGGGCATAGTAGCGGATTGAATTGCGCCACCCACGCCAGATACAAGATTAAAAGCACTTCGCGGTGTAAACGAAAATGCCTGCTTTATAGCATCGCCGATAGACCTCTCCCGCACTTCCGTCGCGGCAAATTCTGCTTCGGGCTTCTGGTCTACCCAGTCTATATTTTCCATTTTAGGCGGTTCATCCACCCATAAAATCTTATTAGGCATTACTCAATTCTTTCTTTGTGTCCGTCTGGGAAGAAGCGATACTTAACACCAGTTGCCCTGTCAATACCTACTCGCCCTTTAGGGAAATCCTTAATTTCAGGATTTTCTTCTATGAATTTGTCGTTAATAACTTTAACCGCGAGCTCCGGTACTTTTTCGGGGGACATTCCCTTGCTCTGCGTAATAAACGAGTTCATTAAAATAGGAAACATCGCCATATTGTTAAATGTGTTTACCGCCGCGCCCTTCATATAATTTATAGCCGACTGCCACCATACCGAGCTTTTATGAGTTTCGTCGTAGAAATCTTTATAGACGCTAACATCCTTACCTTGATGCTTTACATAGTAAAGCGAATCAGCATCGGAATCGCTTAACTTAGAACCTCTTGCACTCTCTATGGCATCTCTTATAACGCTCGCCTTTGTGTTATTGCTCATTATCATATTCATTATATTTTCGTATGTGCTCGGATCTGTCTTTATGTTTATTTTTGGGTCGGTGATGTTCTTCAAGAATGTAGACGCAAATTTTGGTCTTATCTTTTCTTTATTAGCCTGGTCGATGACGGAGTTTATGTCTATCGGTTCGTTGTTTAGTTTCTTGAGTTCAAGAGCTTCCTCATTATCATTCTGTATCTTATTTATCTCTCTGTCATACTGCGCCTTTGCCTTGCCGAGTTTTTCAACATCAAAACCGTAAGCATTGCTGGCGAGCTTCTCCCCGGCTACCGCAGGGTTTGACTGCATATCATAAATAAAGTTAGCGTGTCTCGCATCCTTCGTCGTCTTATCTTTTATCTTCTGCGCGTCATCGGCATTGATAAAATTCTCGCTGACATAAGTATCTATATTCCTGCCCATATCTTCCAGATAACTCGCGTCCCCGGACTGGGCGTATTCATTCATAAAATACTTGTTCATCGTATCAAGGTTAGCCAGCCCCTTCCCCACCATATTCCGTCTAAACTGCGCCGTTATCTGCGTCCGTGTCTGCGCGGCCTGTAAATCGAAATCAAGCTCAAATTTAGACCTGACGGCAGGATTAGTGATACCACCCAACACGTCGCTTTTAATGCGGTTCATTTCGCTGTTATAGTGTGTAAGGTCGCCTGTGTTGTCTCCGTCCTCCTGCGCTTTCTGCTCAAGAGCCGTCATGCCTTCTAACGCTTTAAGTTTCGCGCTTCCTACCTGCTGGAAATCATAAGCCTTGCGAATAGTGTCATGGGCCTGCGTAATCGCTTCTCCGGCTACCTGCATATCCCGTCCACCCTGCGCCATAGCTTCAGGGTTGACCCTTACTTGTACGTTAGGGCTTTCGGTCGTTAGAGTTTGCTTGCTTTGGTATAAAGGAATTTTTCCCACGAATAACCTCCGTTAATATGGTGAATACATAGAATAATCGCCAGTCTTTACTTTACCGCCCTTATAAACCTGACCTGACGAGGATGAACCAGTAGATAGATAACTAGTCGCGAATTTCGAGCCTGATGTTAACAGGGTTGACCCCATATTAGTAAGACCAGACCTCTCGTATCTTTTAGCAAGTTGTTCATCGTAAGTAGCCTGTGATGCGGCCTGCGATAGTATCTGCGAGGATTTGACCTTCGTATTGTATTCGATTATCCTAGCGTCGAGTTCCCCTTCAGCGGAAGTACCTATCATCACGTTAAGTGGAGAGCCTGTAAGCTCAACGCCGCTTGCCCCATACCTAGCCCTTTGTGATGAGACTACACGCTGAGTTGACCTTCTCTGTTGCGAGGCTTCCAATGCCCCTGACTGCTCTACCATAGACGCTTGTGTAGCGGCGTTCTGTCGGGTTACAGACGCGTTATATCTCGAAGCCTCTGCCGCGTCCTGACCTTCTTTATACTGCCCGAAAGCACTTATCGCTGTTCCAACTAAACTTCCTACCATTAACGCGGTTTCTACGCCCATAATTCTCCTAAAGGTCACTTACCGATATCTGCGGAATTAACGCTATAAGCGTAAGCGGTAAGGGTTTATCACTCGTAACTACAATCTGCCCTTGTGAACCCCAGCCCATAGGGACAGGTAAGTCTTTATCCCCTGTATAAATTTCATCAAAAGAGAAGCTGTCCTGCGTCGTGGTAGAGCCTAACTTGCAGGCAAGCGTCCTGTAAAAACGCGCTGTAATCTTAGGGATACGTTTTATCTTCCCCTGCGCGCTTCCCGCTTGCGAACCGCCCTCCGGCCTTAGAGTTTTCATATAAGGCGTATAAGGTAAACCGACATGGACAACAGCCGCTTTCTCCGTAAGAGTAATTCCCCCACCCGTTACGACGAATGAGTTTGTCGTAGGCACATTTCCATCCACCTGCGCCTGTACGGTTTCGCCCTCAAGGTGTGTCAGCCCTGATACCGCCGTCACCATCTTCCTAACTTCACCGCCGGATATATACGCCGTATAAGCTGATCCGTCGATATCCACTCCGTCTAAGTCTGTAAGCTCAAACGTATCGTCGGCCTTATCGGCTACAAGAAATTCCTCGCCGTTAAGTTCAGTCATTCCTACAACGCCGTTAATCTTAACCTGATCACCGTTTGAAAATCCATGCGCCACGGCTGTCACCACGACAGGATTAGCCGCAGTCGCTCCTGTAATAGTTATAGGATTGTCCAGAGTCAAAGAACAGTCCAAACATACAGCATCCCAATCTTCATCAAAGTTCTCCAGCGTAAAAAACTCGATAAACCGCTTAGTTGAGCCGTTAATGACGCGCTTGACTACCACCCATACCTGATCGTCGGATTCGGACTTTGGAATTACGCATACGCTTTCAAATTCTCCGTCGGTGATAATCCTTGACCAACCCATGACCTCTTGTTCGGGATTGCGGGTAAGGACAGCAAGCACTCCGTCATCCCTTATGCACCACAGTCTGTCATTCGGGGATTGCTGATAATCCCAGTCGATTATCCCGTCCCCGTCTCTTAATATATGTTCGGCAAGCATAGTCATATCGGCGGCGCGTGTTATGTCGTAATCGTAATAATAGCTAAGTTCCCTTATCTTCTGGAGGTTTCTCTGAGCGTAAAACAGAAATGACGATATTCTTTTGGCTGGTAGAGTAGATGAGCCGTAATTGGTGTCTCGGTTTACTTGTATATCAGAAGCGGTTATAGGCCCGTTAGAGCTTCCGTAAGCGGAGAAAGTTCCCCCTGTCGTGCCTATTGATAAGGCTTTATTTCCCGAAGATAGCCACCGTATCGCTGACCGTTCCTCTGTGGCGATTTCAAATGTTACCGCGTCAGCATCAGCCGTCCCGTCACCTGCGTCAAAGTTGTCGTAGTCGTAAGTCACGCTTGCCCATACCTTCTGCGGTTCGTATTCAGTACAGGCGTAATATAATCTTCCATCATGAAACGCGCATATAGCCGGATATCCTCTATACGCTGAAAATGCACCCTCGGCCCAGTCTGTATATGCGCCGGTTCCTCCCAAATTACCTGCCGTTCCGTCCGGCTCTGCCTGTACATCTGCCGTCGCGGAAGTCGCGGAAGCGACGGCGGTTATCTTCACAACTCCGTCCTTTACTCTCCACAATGAGCCGACATGAAGAGCGTCGAATAAAGACGCTGAAGCTGTTAAGGTTATACCGGCCCCGGTCGCCGCAGATGGTGTGATTGTAGTAGCAGTATCGTTAGTATCTAAGAATGGCCCGCGCACAAAACTTACAAGGGATATCGCGAAAGTAGTAGCTGAAGAACGGGAAAGTTTACGCGAGGCATAATCTCCATGAGTTATGTATTTAACATCACCCTTATGGGCCTGTCGTATGTCAAAGACATCAGTGACATCATAAGGCGAGACTATTTCCGTAATCGTTGTGGATATTTCATATTCACTTGTCTCAGGTGTAAAGTTTTCTGTGTGTTTCGCTATGCCTTTTGATATCCTATATTCATCTATCCATCCATTCAGATAACCACTACCGGCCCGGGGATGATAGCCTATGGTAATAGCCCCATCCATATCTGTAAGTGTGCCCCATCCCGTACCACCCACATCAGTCACGGTCTGCCCTACACCATCAATATACATTTTGCAACTTGAGCCGTAACGTGAAATTTCAATGTGATACCATGTATCCGCAACTGGTGTCCACGAGCACCTAAAATGCCCTTCGCTACCTCCCGACGCGTTGTTTGAAATGAAAGTGAGAAGATGTGACGCATGATCATAACCAATCCAGCGTTCATTCGCGGTAGATCCTATGCGTTGATAGAAAAAATGCGCTTGTGCGACGGAGTTAAACCTTACCCTGAAATCTATCGTAAAATCTCCAGCACCAAAGGTCCAGTCGTCACTATCCGGCACGGTTACATAATCGGAGTCTCCATCCAACAACAGTGAAGCAGTACCGAATACCTTTTGTGCCGTATCGAGTTGCGCCGTGCCGCCAAATGTTACGGTCTGTCCTGTTTCGGCGATGTAAGTCGTAGCGGCATCAGCACCGTTAAAATGTACCAGTAATTTTGTGTAGGAATCTGTATCAGATACGAGAGCTCCACTATTAGAATAAAATTTCATATACTCGTCACCGACTTCTACAACGTAATCCTGGTCAGCAGAGTATTGAAATGGCATAAGCCGAGCGACACCATCGCTTTTTGTCGAGGCCAGATAGCGGGTTCCGGGACGACGGGTAATACCACCCAATAGCATGACTAAGAAGTTTTCTAATGTATCAACGCTATTTGGGTATTTAGGTATATCGACTCGTCCGATTGCGAGTTGTGATATTTCCCCGTCTGTAAAGTTCGTGGCTATTGGATCAATTCTTGCCATATTACCTCGCGTTTGTCCATTCATCGCAAGCAGGCTCTTCGGGAGTTCCCCCACCCTGTGCGTCTATTGCCAACGCTTCAACCTTTTTTTCCTTCGCTTCGGTCTTCATGTCGGAGGCTATGTTTCTATTATTGGTTATCGCTAAGGCGAGCGTAGAAGCCAAAGCCGCTACTAGTGCCGTAACGAAAGCAGGGTCAAAGGTATCTGTGTCTGTTATCTGCGCGATATACTTAATTTTTGCTGTGCTTTCGTCGGTGTATAAATACCCACCTTTAATTTTGTATTCGTAATCGTCTTCCGTCTCTAAAACTCTGAGCGTGTCCGTAGGAAGCCTGAAAGCGTAGGTATAATCATATTCGGGGTCTATGGAGGCCACCCATTTAACAGCGGCAAGGTCTGTGGCCCACGTTCCTGAAGTATGCGGAGTAACACAAGTGTATGCTACCCCGGAATAGTAGACCTTATCCCCCACGGCGTAAGATGTAGCCGTAATCCATGATGTAGTCAGTTCCCACTTTGCGGCAGCTAGGTCAGCGGCAAAACCTGTTGAGGTATTAGCTATAAGACAGGTGTAATTCGTGCCGTTAAATTCCACCACGTCATCGACTTCATAATCAGTCGCCGTAACCCATATATCAGGGTCAGATTTCGTTATTTCAACTAACGTTGAGCGTTTGATAGCGAAGTTCCACGGGTGCTTGACAAGCAGCTCGTCTCGTATCGTCTCGTATATAGAATTACACCGTCGGGCGTTTTCGTCATCGTCCGTCAACGCCGTTATAGTAGTTTGCCCTAAAGCTATTAAAGCCATGTTACATAGGTCAACTGCGGCCATGAGACATCTCCTTATATTCACAAAAGGCTAAATACATCAGTAAAATCAATACGCTTTGCGTCATCCTCGTAGGAAAATGAACAAACATCGTTGAGCCTATAATCGCAAGCCCTGAAAGTTTCAAAGCGTCCTTGCGAACTCTCCACGCTATCGTACCTACAAAGCCCATGAACAATAGAAAGCCGGGCCAGCCGACTTCAAAGAGTATCTGCGTAAAACAGTTGTGCGCCCTTCTCCACGCTAATCCCTTACCCGTTGTATTTTCGTATTCCCATTTCGCCTCACCGGCTCCGCGAGACGCTTCTAAGTCTCTCGACATGAGAGGGAATATAAGCCTATATGTGGCAATGCCATATCCCTGCGGCTTCTTATTGGTAAGCTCAATAGTCCTTTTCCATACCTGATACCTGCCGGGACCGTTAAAGACCTTAAAATCCCCTGTCTTATAGGCCACGAAGCATGGAAAGGCTATCGCCGCGATGATAACCCATAGGCGTAATTTCTTATTCGTCATAGCGAGATACAGCCCTAATCCGGCGCATATCGAAAGCATCGTGCCGCTTGAATCCGATATGTGCGCGATAAGCAAAAGTGCTATCCAATTAAGCCATGAGACTTGAATGAGGAATGGCGCGAGGACACAGACGAATGTGCCTAAAATCATCTTGTTGCCGATAGTGCCTAATATCAGCGGTGTCTTTTGGTTGAAGTTGCAGAGGGTATCTAAGCCGAATAACTGCATGATGATTAAGAGGGCAATGAACAGGAATATTGCCTGTATGACTTTTTTAACGGGTTCGAAGTCCTGTACCTGCTTACATAGTAAATAATAATAGGCACAGACTATCACCGACCAATACATCGTAAAACATAGATACGGAGCCTTAGATATAAAGCACCCTACATACGCCCATACGAGCAGGAGTTTAAGCCATGCGCTTGCTTTGACATTAAGAAATAAAAACGTCAAAAACCCCGACTCGAATACCATCCATATCCAAAATAATGAGTTGAGCGTACAATCGAGTTTCATGGCCCACGGCGGCGTAAGTGCCAACGCGGTCAATGGTATAAGCGCGAGATATGGTATGATTTTATCTTTCATAAATTGGTGCGGAGTTAGTTAGCGCCCAACTCCGCAAATGGCTGTTTCGTTATGTTACCGTAGCACCCTGTTGCCCGACGATCACCCAACCATAGGTATCGTCCACATACAGAAGCGTTACGCTGTCATTGAGTTCGGTAAGGGCGATGTCATCCCACCCTGTTTTAGTAACCGCACCCGATGCGACGTAATCATCCGTAATTGTGAATGTCCCGCCACCGGCAGTCGTAACTATAAACGTCATCATCTGCCCCGCCGTTCCATCGCCTATCGAAACATTGCGGCTTGAACCGATTACAACCTTTACAAAGCCGTAAGCTAGCGCGGCACTTGTAAGATTACTTTCGGTAGATACGTTTGTCGTTACTCCGTCCTTGTAGCCATTGGCGTAAAGGGTAACGGTAGAACCATCAAACTCCGTCAACCCATTCCTTACGTCAATAGATGTGGCGTTCCCCTCGTTGTCTCCATCTTTCTTATATCCGACGGAGGCGAGAGCCATTCCCGAAAGGGACAACAGGAGCGCGATTACTACCGCGACGCTAAATAACTTCTTCATCCCATCCCCCTTTGTTATTCGACCGTATAGAACACAACCACCGTTATTACTCCGGCCAGCGTAACAGCCCCGTCAAGAGTAACGATGAGCTGATTATCGGGAGTTGAGGCGGTAGTCATATCCACCTCATAATTGCAACCCGTAATCGTATCGCTGAACGTCGTAACGGCGTTATCGGACGCTTCATCGACATACCTGTCCGTATCCTCGTAATCGCCGAGGTCAGGAGTGCCTCCGACAGCTTTAAGCTGTATCAAGCCAAATAGTATCTTGGCCCCTTTAGGCAATTCCTGGCACATCTCGATAACGTCTGCCGAACTTTCAGTTCCAAGCCCGACATAAGTATCGATCAAGCACCGAACCTTTCCGCCCTGTTCACCGGCAGACAAAATATTCGACGGCTTCATCGCGTCGATTTTTGTCTTATTCACTCCGTATAGCGTTGCCATTTAAAACCTCCGTTTTGTTATTGTTTAGCTTTCCGTACAGGCCACTTCAACGACCATCTCTTCTTCCATGCGCGTAGCTCCGCAGTAAATATCTGCGTAAATCTGCCACGGCTGGCGAACCTTTGTGATTACCTTATCAATAGACGAGGTAATCCCACCGGCGGAAGCCAGAAGAATACCCATCCTATGGTACGCCATGCAATAACGCACAGATGACGCGTCATAGAGACGAGTGGTCATTATCCAGTTAAAGCCCAGGAACGTGGCTATGTTACCGGCCGCCAAAGCCTTCTGCGTGTTGAAGTCGATGCTTGTGACTTCGGTTATCTTCAGCAGGTCTTTGAGCTGTTTCGGGCCATACAGGAAATATCTCTCACCTTCCGGCACGTCCGCGGAGTTCAGGATTTCCTGCGCGTCGAGTATCTTGTCGAGCGTAAGACCTGAAGCATCAGCGGCTACTTTCTGCCCACTTCCGAGAGATGTTGAGGTAGTGCCGTCGGAGCCTGTGTAAGCCGTACCACGCAAGGCGGCGATTATATAATCGTCAAGCTTGCGGCCTATGGCGTTCTTACCGGCGGTCATTAACGCGGACTTCGGATCAAGGCCCATCGAAATTTCGTCTTCTGTATCAACGAGCTTCGACCAGTAGGCTACTTTGGGAGTAACCATACGCCTTGAGTAATCATCAGGGTTGTATTCTATGTCCTGATGTCTGGTGTTCTTTTCCTTCGCTTCATCTTCGCCGTACTGATTGTAAAACTTAGCGTCACCGCTAAAGTCCGTCTCGTGCCTAACGGCGGTCATCAGCTTCGAGCCGGACTGTTGGACTGTCAGATACAGAGTATCCGAGAAATCCTTTTTAAATGCAGTCGTTATAGCGCCCATGTTTCCTCCAATTTAACGAATAACCTTTTAACTTCTTTACCTGATAGGTTGTCCGTTACCGGGCCTATAACACTTTATTCATTCGGGGGCGTTGCTTCGCTTATCCCACTACAATTACCAAATCGAAGGGCCGAGACGGTTCTCCTTTAATTCGGGTATGCCATCGCGTAAAGCTGTTTCTTTCTTTCCAATAAAGGCTTATATTCAGGATTGGACTGATCCATCTCCTGCAACTTTTTCTGTACTGTCGGTATCTCCTTTAGAGCTTCCTGCGGTGTCATAGTAGCTTCGCCGCTACCCTTAGTGAATGTATCTTCCGATATGCTTTCTGCCATTTTCGCCATGAACCGTATTACAGCGGGATTATTGCCAAATCCGCTTTCAATCAGATTTTTGTAATCATCCCCGGCGAATTTCTGCAACAGTTGGCTGGCCTTAGCAAGTTTGCCTTGATAAGCCGCCCCCATTTCCTGTCTTAATGAAGCCTCGGCATCCTGTTTTGCCTTTTCCTGCGCTTCACCATGAGCCTTTAACTTAGAAGCCGCGTCGGTCATATACCACTTATAAAGGCCATCGAGCTGATTAGGCAGTAGGCCGAGCTTGTGCGCTTCTACCTTTAACGCTTCGATAGCTTCAGGGGAGGTCTTTAAGTCGATGCCATCAGGCAACTTGACATCGGTTATCTTATATTCCTTCGCCTCTTTGGGCCTGCCGAGCCTATCGAATACAGTATTTAAAAACTGCTCCCTGACTTCGGGCTTAGCGTCTTTAGGTGGTAATGGGAGTTTATCAACGCCGATTAACTTCTGCGCCGAGACATAAGCCTTTACAGCTTCTTTCTCGCTCTTGAAGTCTTTAAGGCAAGGATGGTCTTTTATCTCCGGGTCTAGACCTGATCGCCAATCTGCCCCTCCTGCATTTGCGGCCTGCCCACCTTCACCCGAACCTGCGCCTTGTCCTGAACCTTGACCGCCACCTGCCTGACCATCACCAGAGCCATTGCCTGCGCTGCCTGCGCCTGCTCCTGTGCCACCATCTCCACTTGCCTGACCTTCCCACCTTACTGTGCTAAGAAAGCCGTTTATAGGGCTTCCTAGCGATAAATCTCTATACCATAACTTCATGTTGCTCCTTTCGGGCCTTCGGTTGTCCGGCTACATGCCGGGCTTTCGGTTTTCCGATTGCGCCATAAGCCTATCTAAGTCGATCTTCGCCATCTGGCAAATGCGAAGATATACAAATCTTTTGCCTTCGTTAAAAGCCGTCATGCTAGGATTATCCGGGTCTAAGGACGTGCGGTTGATATGACACCACTCCTTCAAATCGTCCATGACGATCTTCCCCATCTCGCCTTTAAATATGGACGAATACGCTGTTTTAAGAACAACAGGATCGACCTTTTTCACAGACCGCCCCTCATGTATAGCTCTTTATACTTTCGGTTTATGTTCTTAAATGACGCTAGCCTGCGCCCGAATTTGCGCTGTAAATCAGGCCATTCCGAGGCTAATAGCTTTCGTATCTCTTTAGCCCTGCGCCCACTCATTTCCTGCCTCTATTCTTCTTGCCTTTACATGCCATTATCTGCCCCCACGGTTTGCGCTTCTTTCATGCTCTTCATAGCCGCGCCGCCCTTTTGAGCCGCACCTGCCATCATGTCCATAGCCTGCATCTTCTTTGCCGCTTCCTCTGCCGTAGCTCTGGCCTTTCGGATTTCGCCCACTTCTATCTGGTCTCTTATCAATTCAGGGTTAATACCATTTAAGTCGGCTATCTCATCCACAGTCTTGTCGAAGTCTATCTTGTCAAGCACTTGCGGATTAACCCCGGCGATCTGCCCGACCATCGCCATTGTGTTATTGATAGACTTAATTTCGCTGTTCTTCTGTGCTTTAGCCAAAGGCGAGACGTATTCTATTACAAGATTTTCCTGTCCCTGCAAAGATACCGGCAAGGGTTTGATAGCTCCCCTCTCCTGCAAAATTAGGAA